ATAATATTGTTGTAGTAACCATAGACGAGGCGACGTTAGACAAGTTTGGCCAGTGGCCGATGTCCAGAGCAGTATTAAGCGAAGGTTTGGAAAAAGCATTTAATAATGGAGCTCAGTTAGTTGTTATGCCTATTCTATTTTCAGAGAAAGATAGGTTAGGCGGTGATGCAATATTTAATACTACTTTGCAAAAGTTTCCAGTAATTACCGCTCAGTCAGCAGCACAAAAAGGCAAAGGTAATCCAGTACCGAGAGGTTTAGCAACTATAGGTGACGGGTTAGGGGATTGGTTGTATACTTATCCTGCTGCAATAGGCCCAACAAAAGAAATAGGGCAATCATCTGCTGGTGTTGGCATGCTTTTAACTGCACCGGAGCTTGACGGCGTTGTTCGTAGATTACCATTAGTAGTAAAGGTTAAGGGAGAGGTTTACCCTACAATACCGTTAGAAGCTCTAAGGCTATTCGGTGGTGAAGAGTCTTATCAAGCTAAAGTAGATCAAGGTGGTGTGCAAGCAATAAGAGTAAAAGGCATTCCACCCATATTAACTGACGCTAATGCTAGAGTATGGATTAACTACAAATATAAATTTGATTCTATCTCATTCATTGATAATGATTGGAGTAAAGTAAAAGATAAGATTGTCATAGTGGCTTTAACCGCAGAAGGTTTAAATAATACTGTAGCTACTTCTGTTGGTATTTCACAAGGTTATGAAATTTCCGCTCAGGCCTTGCAAATGCTTATTGATAATAGCAGATTACAAAGACCTTCAACATTTGACCTATATGAAATTTCAGGCGGTATTATACTTGCTCTTATTCTTATTGTTGCTGCTTGCTACCTTGGCTATACACTAAACGGTATACTAATTACACTATCTTTATGTGCACCTTATTTTATTGGCTCACGTTTATTTGTTAATAACGGCTATTTAGCTGATTATACTTGGCCTACCTTAGCAGTATTATTGCCTTGGGTAGGTGCAATATTCTTTAGATTCGTAATGGAATTTAAATTGAAACAGCAGATTAAGAAACAATTTGGCACTTACCTATCACCTGCAATGGTTGAAAAGCTACAAAAAGATCCAGGCCTGTTGAAACTTGGCGGTGAAGAAAGAGAGTTATCTATTATGTTTACTGACGTTAGAGGCTTTACTTCTATATCTGAACACTATGGTAAAAATGTACAAGGGTTAACCCAGATTATGAACAGGTATATGACTGCAATGACAAAGTCTATATTAGATAATGAAGGCACACTGGACAAATATATCGGAGATGCTCAAATGGCGTTTTGGAATGCTCCTTTAGATGATGAAGACCATGCACGTAATGCCGTGAAAACTGCAATGCAAATGCTAAATAATTTAGATGCATTTAATGAAGAAATTTCTAAAGAAGGAGTACCGCCTTTTGGAATGGGTATCGGCATTAACACAGCCACTGTTGTGGTTGGTAATATGGGCAGTACTCAGCGTTTTGATTACACTTGCTTGGGCGACGGAGTTAATTTGGCCTCAAGGTTAGAAGGTCAATCTAAACCATACGGTGTAAGAATTATTGTAGGCCCAGTAACTGCAGAAAAAATTAAAGGTTCATACACTGCATTAGAATTAGATTGTATTGCAGTTAAAGGTAAAAAAGAAGGTGTAAAAATTTACACGGTACTTGAAAACAAGATACCGCAAAATCCAGTTGAAGTAATGAGAATGCATGATGCGTTCTTAATAACATATAGAGAACAAAAATGGGTTGATGCCATTGCTTTATCAGAATCATTAAAGAAGTATAATCCTGAACTTAAAAAGTATTACGAAATGATGCAGGAAAGAATACAAGAACTTAAGCAGTCTAATCTTCCTGCTGACTGGGATGGGGTTTATAGAGCTACTTCAAAATAGTTAAAAAATGTTAGTTGATTACCGTAGAACATAGTTTATTATTATGATCTATGACCAATATTACATTGAGTGAGAACGTAATTGTTAAAGATATCTATACCCGTACCCGTGGTGATGAAAGTGTTGAAACGCGTATGAATGCAGTGACTCGTCGTTTTAATCCAACTAAGTACAATGTGCTTGGTTTTATTAATCGTTCAAGTCAAGTTGTGCTACAACCTCGTTTCTATAACGTTCGTGATGCCAAGGGCCGTTGGGCTAAGGTACGCCAATCACGTTAATCATTAAAACCCAGGCGGCGTAACTTCTGCCTGGGTTTTTCATGTTCTTAACCTATGGGTATGATAGGATTTACCTATTAGGAACACCATTATAATTACTGCATACTATTATAAATATTTTTGAACAGCTGAAGCCTAACCGGTGGAGGCCCAAACAAAACTATGAACAAAACAACATATGAACGCAGTAATAACAGCATCGTATCTTGCCGTTTATGGTCTAGTACAGATAGCATTGACAGAGTACAAGACCGAAACGGTCCAAGTACAGAGAGGTTACGACAGCAATGGTTGGAAAAAGTTTAAGAGAGCTTTGAAAGAAGCTATTTCTTTTCCTCATCACAACCATTATTAAAATAGACAAAAAACAAGCCCTATCTCTTACGAGGTAGGGCTTTTTTAATCTAGTTAAACTAGATATTATTTTGCAGGAGGTGCTTCAGCGGGCGGGTTATCCGTATCCGGCTTCTTTTTATGTTTCTTGTGTTTCTTATGAGCATCAGCTGGTGCTGTCTGAGCTGCATTTCCTGTTACTGTAGGAGCTGACGGAGCGGGTTGAGGCGCCGATTGAGACGCTGCAACATTTACTACTGAGAGTACCCCGGCAACCAACAGTAATGATAATATAGTTTTTTTCATACAATATTATTTAGTTTTGGTTTTTTTCTTACCAGATGTTTTATGTTTTTTATGTGCAGTAGAATGCTTTTTTGCTACTTTATGTTTAGCGGGAGGATGAAAAGCAATTCTCTGTGTAGGGTGTTGCCATACCGCTGCACGAGACGCTCTTAATGCTCTTACCATTACTGCTCTATCTTGAGCAGATAATTTAGCAAGAATAGCTACTACTGTTGTTTGACCTGGCGTGGTGGGTTTGTGAGCAGTTGCCATATGAGCAACTGAAGGTAAAGCAGGGGCTGGATGAACGGAATGTTTACCGACACCATATGCTACAATGAGTGCCGCTGCTACCGCAAGTACTTTCCAATATTTCATAAAATACTGCATAGATAAGTATTTAATCTTATTCATTTTCTCTTCATGTTGTTTTTATTAGGAACTAATATATAATAGTGTATAGTTGCCGTCATCGTCTAACGGTTAGGACAGCGGATTTTCATTTCGTTAATCGGGGTTCGATTCCCCGTGATGGTACCAAAATTTTCGTTCTTTTACAATTTGTGGGTGCACTGGATTCGACATTATATCTGATGCATTAGCAGCAAGTAAGGTTGTTAAACCTTTCAAAATTAACAAACAATAAACGCAAAGACTAACAAAGTCAAGAGCTACTTCGCAAAGATGAGCCGTAAAGTTTCCGAAACTTTCAGTTCAGAATTCGAAGCACTCCCATTAGCAGCTTAATACTGCTATCGTTATAGTGTAGATTCTCGCTATACATATATAACGTCATCAGCGAGGGCGATCGTATGATGGTAGTAGTACGACGAAATCTCTACCAAACAATTTACGTATCAGTATTACGGGTGCGTATCTTATTTTGTAATACTAAACTTGTAGAAGCTGGTGAGAACGGTTTAATGGACGAGGGTTCGATTCCCTCCACCTACACCAATTTTGTTTATTATTTGAAGACTAAATAATTACATGAAGTCATTTAAAGACTTTAGAAAACAAGAAACAATAGAAGGAGTTATAGCTGATTTAGAAAACTTAAAACAGCACCATAACTTTGATAGAGGTCCAGTATCAAACGATTTTTTGAGGATGCTGGCAGATGAATTACGACAGGTAGGCATACAACCAGATGACATTTATGCCTCAATAGATGCTCCTGCTGAACATCAAGAAGAGTATTTATTTTATAAAAGTGCACCAGGTGGAGGAATGGGTAAAGGTGCTTTAGGCGACTTAAAAAAAATGTTAGGATAAAATTCTAACTGCCTGCTTTATTCCTGCCCTTAAAGTCTTCTCTCTTACGTTCATTGAATATCCATGAGGCACTTCTATTGTAAAAGCATCTACACCTCTATTAGCTAAATAGATGGCTTCTGTTTCATGCATTTCTTTATATTTAACATCTTGAAGAATGCCAGGTTCAACTAAAGAGTGCATTCTTTTATGTCTATCATCAATAGGCATTTGTAATGTCATTGCTTTTAAAATACTTTCCATTACGTCTAACCTTTTATTTTTATTAGGTTTATAAATGTACACTCCGTCTGCATCTCTTCCTTCATGTAAACAGAGAGCAATATCATATCTATCATTCATTAGTTTAATATGATCTTGAGTTTCCTTTTCTTTTTGACTTTTAAAATCTCTATTTAAATCCTTATCTGCTTCATTATGTCTCTGGTTATGTTTATGACCATACATATTAAGAATAGGAAAAATAGTTACGTCCAAGTCATCAAAAAATTCTGGTTCTTTTAACAGATTTATAAGTGTATGAGGCCCAGAGGTTTCATCTCCATGAATTCCTGCACTTAAATATAACTTACGTGCTCCGGTATTCTCTAAACGAAAGCACAAAGGACTTTTAGATATCTGTTTAAACACATTAATATTTAATAATTGTAAAGCAGGTATAAATAGTTTAAGATGAGCAAAAAGAAACGTTCTTTACGCAATTCAGAAGCCAGTCAACAAACCAAAGACACAAGTCCAGTAGTTTATCAAAATGAAAAATTAGGACGACAAATAAGAATAAGACAGCGTCCCGATTTAACAGAAAAACAAAAAGAGTTTTTAAAAATAGCTCTAGATAATCAAACTAAAATTATTTTTGTTTCTGGACCATCAGGTACGAGTAAAAGTTTCCTGTCTGTGTTAGCCGTTTTAGAACTAATGAATATGAAAAAGGTGAGTGACCTTATCTATATTAGAAGCATTGTGGAAAGTAGTGACAATAAAATGGGCTACCTTCCTGGTGACGCTAATGAAAAGCTATCACCTTATCTTGAACCTTTATTAGAGAAATTAGAAGAAATGTTAGATGCTTCAGATATTAATCTTTTACAAAAAGAAAAACGTATTGAAGCAAAACCTACAGGCTATTTGAGAGGGTTAAGTTGGAATGCAAAAGGTATTATAATGGATGAAGCTCAGAACAGTACAAGAAAAGAGCTTACTACATTGTTAACACGTTTAGGACACTTTAGTAAAATGTTCATTTGCGGTGACCCTTTACAATCTGATATTAACGGAAAGTCCGGGTTTGCTGAAATGTGTAACGTCTTTAACGATCAGGAAAGTAAAGATAAAGGTATTCACGTATTTTATCTAACAGAAGAAGATATTGTTCGAAGCGATATCGTTAAATTCATAGTGAAGAAGTTACAATTGTATAATAAAAAATAAATTGAAATAAGAGGAAATAAGATTAAATATTAAGACGTATGAAAAAACTATTAACTATTATTACACTAGCATTGATTGCAATTGTAGCTAAAGCTGCTCCTGTAAGTGGAGACTTAGATGTTCAATTTACTTCTAAGTTACTTCAACAAGGACAACTAGTCGGAACAAATTATGCAGTTGCTGGGTTAGACACAAATATTTACGGTGTTGACTTAGCTCTTGATACATTTACAAAGATTAGCAGCTTAACCACCACAACCGCAGTAGCTGGTAAGCCAGTTTCAACAACTGACTCAACCGGTTTAAAGCGTGTTTATCTTGATGCTGGTTATAAATTCACATCACCATTAGCTGATTTAACTCTTGGTGCTGAATTGAGACATGTCAATACATCTGAAGCAGCAGGTGCCGCAAATCATAACCTATTACCATTTGTTAAAGTAAATGGTAGCTGGTTTGGTGGACATGTTAACTGGCAGGGACGTGCTCTTAACGATACAATGAACCGTAGCAACAATTTTGAATTCGGTGTCAATACACCAATCAATACATTTGGTGCTCTAAAAGTTGTACCAGCAGTTGGAGTAGGTTTCAATGACCCAGGTGCAGCAACAATTGCCGCTCTTAAGTCAGTAAAGAAATATTGGCAGCCAGGAATTGGTCTTGAATGGCATGGTATTGCAGCAAATCTATTTGCACAGCGTACCTCTTTAACAAGCAGTGCTGCTCAAGTTACTGGTTATAATGTTGGTTATAAATTCAAATTCTAATTAAACATTAAGTAATTTTACAAACCCTTTACTTCGGTAAAGGGTTTTTTTATGGAACATTACTATAATATGTTATGCCTTCGTAGCTCAGCCGGATATAGAGCAACGGTTTTCTAAACCGTGGGTCGCGTGTTCAAGTCACGCCGGAGGCGCCAATTTACACTTGATAGAATGTTAGGGACGATTAAATACAACTATGAGCTTAAGAGAATTAACAAAGCCAAAACATGATGAAATTGAATCAATGCCTTTTACGCAATATATGCTTAGCGGCAAAATAAGCGTAGAAGATTATGCAAAGTTTCTCTATCAAATGTTATTCGTTTATCAAGCAATGGAAGAGGTTGCTAGTAATTTAGGTATATTAGAAGATATGCCGGATCTTCCAAGATATTACTATATAAAGCATGATTACGAAGAATTAGTAGGTGAGAGTATTAAACATATAGTTTTTCCTTCTACTCAAGAATATTGTAATTACATAAAAGAGATTAAAGATCCTAAGAAAATTATAGCTCATATGTACGTTAGATATATGGGCGATATGGCAGGCGGCCAGCAAATTAAAAAGCTAGTGCCTGGGTCTGGTTCATTCTACGACTTTAAGAATATGAGAGATCTCATTGGTAAATTCAGAGTTAAACTTTCTGATGATATGTTAGATGAAACCATTGTAGCATTTAATTATAATATAGCAATCACTAGACAATTACAAGAAACAAGAATCTTTTCGTGAACATTATAACAGATAAGCTACAACCGCTTGGTAATGATATTATTGCTAAACTAGCTAAACATGGTACGCCAATTGAAATGGCTAACTATAACAACGATTGGTGGACTAATAAAACATTTAG